GAACCGCATCTCGTGGGAAGAGGATTTTGGAGAGACATCTCCCTGGGTGACCGGTCGTTACACGAAAGTCTCTGGTGAAGTGCGTGGTCGCGGTCCTGCAATGCAATGTCTGCCCGATGTGCGCTCACTAAACAAAGTCAAAGAATTTGTACTGCAAAAAACAGCGCTTGATGTCGCTGGAATGTATACTGCGACCGACGATGGGGTGACCAATCCCTACAACATGACCATCGCACCAGGCGTTGTCATCCCCGTTGGCTCAAACAACACAAACAACCCATCAATCCAGCGCTTAGACACGGGGGCTAACCTTGCACTGGCACAGTTTGAGATCAATGAACTACAGCTTGCTATTAAGTTGGCGCTGTTTTCTGATCTTCGTGATCCAACTGGTCCTGTGCGCACTGCTACTGAGGTTGCTATCGAGCAGCGAGAGCTTGCCAAACGGATCGGGTCGGCATTTGGTCGACTCCAGACCGAGGTACTCATCCCTGTCTTAAAACGCGTGGTGGCGATTCTGACGCGACGTGGGTTGATTGTGCCTATCGAGCTGGAAGGACGTGACGTTAAGGTCAAGTTCACCTCTCCATTGGCGCGGGCACAAGACGGTGAAGACTTGTTAGCTGTTCAGCAATCCGTACAGTTTGTATTAAACACGGCTGGTCCCGAGCAAGTGCAGATGGCGTACAAGACTGAAGACTTCGGAACCTGGGCGGCTACGAAAACAGGCATGCCAGCAGAGCTAGTGCGCTCCGATATGGAGAAACAGCAAGTAATCATGGCCGGTGCTCAGGCATCAGCCGTAGAAGCTGGGGTTGACCCAGAAACAATGGCCGCTGAGGCCGGAATAACAACGTAAAACCAAAGGAAAGCTATGAGCTGGGACACGATTGAGGGTGAGAACCCGAAGGCGCGTGAGCAGCAGGAAGCAGCCAGGGAGAGACAGGCCGAGTTATGCAAAGCATACGCTCGGTGTTTCAACACTGATGACGGACAGAAGGTTCTCGAAGACCTGACTCGTCGATTCCTGCTCGAAAACGCTACCGCATTGGAAAGTAACAACGTCGAATACGAAGCTGCGTATCACAATGGCGAGGCTGGTGTCATTCGATTGATCATTCACTACATCCAAAACGCGGAGAAGCTATGAGCGAAGAAGAAGTCAAGAAACCCAAGCGTAAAGTCAAACCCAAATACGAAGTTGTGTGCGAGGAAACGGACCATCTGAAGGCAATCGGCTTTGATATGGCGTGGCTAGGTAACCTGGCTGACCAATATCAGTTCGATCAGTTCCAATACCTGCACAAGTTTCGCGCATTTCGATGCTACAAGGCCGGGCAACACGTCGATTGGATCGATGTCAACGACATTGCACTGCTGAATGGCAAGCGAAGGCTTGAAGACATACGTCTCAGGCATCAACCCCTAAGCCCTAAGCGGGCGATTATTCAATATCCTTGGAGATAAATCATGGAAGACCAGGCCGTAGAAACAAACGATACCCTGACATCGCTAGTCGGTGAGGCAGAACCTACATTAGCAGAGGGTGAATACTTCTTATCTGACAATATTAAAGGCATTGGCGAGACGCCTGAGTGGTACAAGGCTGATAAATACAAGTCAGTCGCTGAACAGGCGCGCGCATACACTGAGCTAGAGAAAAAGTTCGGTGGCTTTAACGGCGCACCCAAGGATGGCTACCAGCTATACGACGGTGTCGAGTCTGACGATGCATTATGGGCAGAGCTGGTTGAGTTTGGCACCGCCAACAACATGAACCAGAACGCTTTGCACCAGGCATGGGAGCTGCTGACCGCACAAGAGGAAGCAATCGAGCAAGTATCGGTTGAAGAAGAGATAGGGAAGCTGGGACCAAACGCAAATGAGCGTATTACTACTGTCGAGCAGATCATGCGGAACAACTTGGAGCCAGAGCTGTATGAAAAGTACCGAGATGTTGTTACTAGCGCGATAATGATTGAGTTTATCGAAGACTTTTCTAAGTCAATGCGCCCTGCACAGTTACCGATCGATGGCTATGTCGAGCCTGGTGGTGTCGAGTGGGCAGACATCGAAGCTGAGATGTTTAAGAAGGATGAGAACGGCAACTTGCTGCGCTCTGTCGACATGAATCATGAGCGTAAGATCCAGCGCATGATGAAAGAGTTTGGCGGTGACAAACCTTACACACAGACGTTTGGCTAACCTAAACAATTAGTGGTATCATCGCGAGATCGGATACCCCTTTTTTAAGGCCCGGTAGTTTTAGGTTGAAAGACTGACCGGCTACCGGGTACTCAGTCAGAAAACCTCTTAATCATTGTTATCAACTTTGACAACGAGGAGACTGAACCATGTCAAAGAATCTTTCGGCAGTTGCCGTACAAGAGTTTGACAGCATGGTGAAACAGGCATACCAGGGTATGGGAATGCTTAAGCCAGCTGTCACTGTCCGCAATAATGTTGTGGGCGACATCTACAAGTTCCGCCGTATGGGTAAGGGCTTGGCTAACCAAAAATCTACTTCTGACCTCGTCACTCCAATGGACGTTACTCATGAGTTCAAGAATGCGACTCTCGCAAACTGGAACGCTCCTGAGTACACCGACATCTTTGACCAGCAGGAAGTAAACTTTGACGAGAAGCAAGAGCTTGCGAACACTATCGCTGGCGCTCTTGGCCGTCGTTGTGACCAGCTCGTTATTGACGCGATGGATGCATCTACTCCGCTGACTACTACAGTCGCTGCGGGTGGCACCAACTTGTCAATGGCTAAGGTCATCGATGCCCAGGTTGAGCTTCGTGATCAAGGTGTTCCATCTTCTGAGTTGTTTGCTGTTATCGAAGCAGGCGGTTTGGGCGGATTGTTGAACGATGAGAAAGCAACTAACTCTGACTACCAGAACATCAAGGCTCTTGTGTCTGGTGAGATCAACACTCTCGTAGGTTTCCAATTTGTTGTACTGGAGACTCGTACTGAGGGTGGTTTGACTGAAGCAGCGAATGTTGTTGACTCTTGGTTCTTCCAGCGTCCTGCTGTTGGCCTTGCTATCGGCATCGACATGAAGACCGAGATTAACTGGATTCCCGAGCGTACAGCTTGGCTTTCAAACGGTATGTTGAAGGCTGGCTCTGTTGTACGTGACGAGGGTGGTCTCGTTAAAGTTCAATACGACAAGACTGCGTAAGGAGAAGCTAAGTCATGGCATTTGATTACACAAAGCTATCCCGCATTGGCGGAATGGGCGACTCACAGAAGGTTTACGCATACGCGTCACCTGATTCAATCGCCACTGTGACTGGTGCGAATTACTTTCTGCCAGCAATTAACGAGCTTGAAGTCAACGACATCATTTTCGTAAGCGACTCCGATGCAGCTGCTGTTACTATCACTTTTGTGAAGAGCAACAATGGCACTGCAATCGACTGCGCTTCCGGGACTGCACTCGGCGACAGCTAAGTTCCACGGCCCCTTCGGGGGCCATTCTATTTCTAGGTGAGTTATGGCGAGTAAGATCGACTTAATTAGCAATGCGCTTATTCTGATCGGGGATACTCCGATTAATTCACTAACTGGTGGGACCAGGCGCGAGACGGTAGCCAACAATCTCTACGACAACATAGTCCAGAACGAGCTGACAAAGCATCGTTGGGGCTTTGCACGTAGAAAGGCACAGATATCTCTGCTGACTGACACCCCGGTTGACCCCAATGGCTGGCGCAGCATCTACCAGCTACCCACTGACATGCTGTTTTTGATCACTGTAACGCCTGATTCCAACTATCAGATATACGGTGACAAGGTATACAGCAACTCCACTCAAGCCCTATACGCTGACTACATTGCAAACACGCCAGAAGATGAGTGGCCTGTGTACTTCGCAAAGATGATCGAGTACGCACTGGCTATGGACTTCGCTGCGAGCATTAGAGACAGCTCTTCAGCGCGCGCTGAGATGGCATCAGCGTACGTTAATGCGTCCCGTATGGCGCGATTCACGGACTCTCAGCAGTATCCTACGGAGCAAATCAGAAGTAACCCATTCGTTAACGTGAGGTTCTAATGGCTTTTGATTTCGAGTCATTTAGTCGCCACGGGGGAACTACTCCGGCACCATCTTGGTGGACCTATCAAACCGATGACACCTGGGATGTTGTTCTGGGTACTGGTTACTTCAATCGCGCCTACTCATCGGTCAACGTAAACGACTATATCCTCGTGAGAGCGTCTGTAACGACGTTTATGTGCCGCGTTACTGCAGTAGGAATTAGGACGGTAACGGTTGTAAGAGAGGATCTGGTGGCTGCTACAGGCATCGGAAGCGGGATATTCGGCTCTAATGTGGATGTTACTGCTACAAATCCAAATACTGCCTACCAAGTGCCGTTTAATTTTTCGGTGACCAATGGTGGAGGCATACAGTTAAACCCGTTAGACAATACGAAGATTGAGTTTACTGAGGCTGGCACGTATTTGATTGCTGGGAACATTCAATTATTAAGCAATAGCGCGTCGGCTAAGACGTTTTATTTCTGGCCTACTATTAATGGTAACGATACCGGCGCTAAGTCTGTGCGCACGACCATCAAAGAGAACAGCGCATACTTAAATGTTGGTGTTTCTGCCTCTCTTACTCTTGCGGCAGGTCAATATATTCAAGCCAACTATGCAACAAATGACGTTGATGCGTGGATGGAAGCCAGTGCGGCAACAGCATTTGCACCGGCAACAAACGCAATACAGATTTCGGTGATTAAATTCTGATGGCTAAGTCTCGATTTATTCAGAACAACTTTGTAAGTGGCGAGCTGTCACCTTTACTGCGTGGGCGAACCGATCTGCAACAGTATTACCAAGCGTGTGAAACAGCAGAGAACGTCGTCATTGTTCCCCAGGGTGGCTTGCGTCGTCGTCCTGGCACTGAGTTTATCGGCGAGGTTCTCAGGGGTATTTCGAGGATGTCGCCTCAGTACACGATGCCCAATGGCGGGACAACATCGGTACTCAATGACGATGACGACACTACAACGACATCGACGACTGCAGGGATTGGCACGACTAACCCATATGTTGTGGCGAAAATGGACTTGCTATCGGCACAGGCAATCGAGTTTGTTGATGTCCGTCGTATTAGCTTGTCTAGCGGAACCAGCACGCAGTTCAAGGTTCAGTATTCATCGGATGATGTGACATATACCGATGCGGCTACTATCTCTCTGATTGGCACGAATCCACAGGATTTTAGACTTAATGTGTCACAGACTGCCCGGTACTGGCGCTTGGCACGTATTGGAGCAACTGACTTGGGCGCAGCTACAGTGACCCTTGCAGGGCTGTCGTTATATCAAGAGTCACCGTTTAAAAGCACACCAAGGCTTGTCGATTTCAGCGTTGAGGATGACCGGCACTACCTCATTGAGTTTACTTACAGCAACATCCGCATCTATCGAACACCAGATACTTTTGTGGTTGATATCAAGCCTACATATAGCGGATTGCCATCAGACCAAATAGAAAACATTCGCGTTGCTCAGATTGAAAACGTCATGCTCATTGTGGGCAACTTTGCGCCAATGCGATTGGTAAACTTAGGCACCGATACAGACTGGGTGATCGACGAGATACCCTTCTCTAACGTGCCCCAGTTTGACTTTGACGACGATGATAGTCCTACGCCTGTTAATGACGTGCAGGTCATGACCCTGGGGGGCAGCAGTCTTGCTAAGGGTGACAGATTCCAGGTCGACATTGAGTCAATTCAGTCAAAAAACATCACATTTGCCGGTGATAGTACGCCTGATGAGCAAGCTGCAACCGTATTCAATATCCAAAAGAACCTGCAGGAGATGCCGGTTTACGGTGAGACGGGCGTAGCGGTAACAAGAACCGGCGCATTGCAATACACAATCACTGTGTCTGGTGAGTCTGCCAAGGATTTCGAGTTGTACTCTGGCTATTTCACTGAAGGTGACGCCAGCAATACTGTTTCATTTACGAAAACAGCGAACGGTTCACCAAGAAAGGAAGATGTCTGGTCTGCTACTCGTGGATGGCCCAATAGCGTCTGCTTTTATGAAGGCAGGTTAGTGTTTGGCGGCACCCAATCTAAACCTCAATCGATATTCTTTTCTAAGGCCGGTGACTTTTTTAACTTCGATACCGTAGATACAGACGATGACGACGGGATCTTTGCGACGATCTCAACACGAAAACTGAATGACGTTGTCGATGTGTACCCTGGTAGAAACTTGCAGATATTTACCTCGGGTGCTGAGTTTGCTGTAACGAGTCGACCTGTAACACCGGCCAATGTACAGATTACGCCACAAACAGCGCATGGTGCGAGCAACATCGAAGCGCAAGATGTAGATGGATCAACCATATTTGTAGACCGACATGGCAAATCGCTTCTAAGCTTCCTGTATTCGTTTAACGAGGACGCATATACGAGTGATGATCGCTCTGTTCTTGCTAGTCACTTAATTAAGCAGCCCCGTGACATGGCTCTGCTGGCGGGGACTGCGAGTGATGACGCTAACTGGTTGTTCATTGTTAACGATGACGGGACTGCCACGATACTTAACACGCTGAGAAGCCAAGACATTAACGGTTTTACTACGTGGAAAACTAATGGCGATATCAAAAGCGTCTGTGTTGTAGACGATGAGCTGTATATCTCAGTAGAACGCAAGATAAATCTAGTGACTAAGCTATTTATTGAGCGCTGGGACTTTGACTATATGCTCGATTGTTCTACTAAAAACACCCGGACTGGATCAGATGTCACTGGGCTAGAGCATTTGAACGGCGAAGAAGTCAGTGTCTTAGTCGATACAGAGAATTACGTGCTGGATAAGCGCACTGTGTCGTCTAACAAGATTGTCTTAGATTCTAATGAAGAGTATTCCGGTGATTATGAGGTCGGCTTTGTGTTCGTCCCTACGATCAAGCCTATGCCACTGAACACGAACATTGGATCAGGTGAAAATCAGATGCGCTTGAAGAAAATCATCCGCATGAACCTGCGCGTTTATGAGTCGTCTGGTGTTTATATCAATGACTTGCCTGTGCCTATCCGCGCATTTGGTCCTGCCGGTGACACGTCTCCATTAACTCCAGAGGCAATTACCCCAACGAGCGGAATTATAGAAGACATCTACGATATTAACGGCTGGGCTAGAGAGCCTATACCGACAATCACTTGCCCTGACCCTACGCCATTGCATCTGCAAATGATTGAATACGAAGTGGAGAGCAGCTGATGAACCTGGCACTTCAAGACGGAATCTACAAAGCGCAGGACTTGTTGCTGCAAATGCCCCAGGCTGATTGCGAAGTGGTACATCATTTCGCAGATGGATTGTACGCCAGGGAGCTACAGATTCCCGCAGGAGTCGCGTTAGTCGGAGCGCTACATAGGACTAACCATGTCTTTACTGTGTCTCAGGGCGAATGCTACGCGGTCACACACGAGGGTAAAGAGCACATTGTCGCACCGCACACTGGGCAGACACATCCAGGTATGAAGAGAGTAATATACGCAGTAACGGATACTGTTTGGACAACTTATCACCCGACAAATGAGACGGATGTCGATAAGATTGCACAAGAAATATTGGAGCCAGAGCAATGAGTTGGGTAATAACGGCAGTTGTGGCATCGACAGCAGCGAGTGTTTATACCTCATCTGTGTCGGCAAAGGCGCAACAAGCACAAATTCAAGACCAGATGAAGCAGGAGGAGTTAGCTGCTAAGTCTGAAGAGCTGGCACGTCGCGAAGAGTTAAACGCGGCACTGGCTGCTAATGCTATCGATGTCGCACAGTCGGGTGTGGATGCCGCTACTTTTGCATCGCTCAGTCTAAACAGCGCACGACAAGCCGGACTTGCAGAGGGACAAGAGGAACTATCGCAAAGATTGCGCCAGGCAGCACTGCAGCGCAAAGCTAAAAACGTCGGTGCAATTCGGGATGCACAGATTGCCAGCACATTACTGCAAGCTCCGATTAAGGTTATGTCGCTTAAAGGTGAAGATTAATGGCTCAACAGCGCATCAATTACTACGGCAAAATTAGACCTGCAAATATCGACGATCTGTCTGTACAGCGCGTACAGGCTGTTGCGGGTGTAATACAAGATGTTGCTGACTTGGGCATGACTTTGGTCACGCAAAAGCAAAAGAAAAAAGCAGTTACGGAAGCAGAGGCTGCTGCAGCACAAGCAAGTATAGAAACTGGCGCACCAGAAGAGCAAGACCGGGCATTCAGTGCTATTAACGTATATGACCAAACGTATAACGAAGTGCTCAAGAAAGCGTACTTGGCCGGTGCTGAGACGCAGGTAAGAGAAAAGATCAACACCCTGGCTGTGTCATTTGCCGATGATTATCAGTCATTCAATACTTCTGCTACCGCTTTGCGTAATGGTGTGCTCGAAGGTATGCCCGAAGAGTACCGACCGGCAATGCAGCTGCAGATGGATTCTCTAATTGGTGCGCAACGATCCCGCGTACTGGCTGCAGAGAAAGCACGTCGACTTACAGAGGCTGATGAGCAGCTTGTTTTATCGTCAAATGACGCGGTCGATAACGCGATAACGTCGTTACAAAACAACGATACCCTGCAAGCTGTACAGTCTATCGAACAAGCAAACCAGTACATTGATGATCGGGTTACAGCTAATGCAATCAGCCCTGCAGCTGGTGAAGTGCTTAAGCGTGAGAACACATTTAAGCTACGAGTTGGTACTGCACGAGCAACCCTAACTAACATTCTTGATTCGGGTCAGCCTGGGGCATTCACTACGGGGATTAACTACGTTGGATCACTACAGACTGCACCCGAGTTTGCCGATCTCACGCAAGTAGAACGTGATTCGTTGATTAAGACTGTGCGTTCTGACCTAAGCAGCCGGTTGACACTCGACAATCAAGAGCAAGCACGTCTTGATGAGCTAAGACAGCAGTCACAGGACCAGACATACTTTTCTGCTGCAGCTGCCATTATCGACGGTACAGCCGATGCATCAACTGTTTTACAGCTTGCACAAACTCGATCAATTAACGAATCACAATTTGACAAGCTAAATAACCAGTTAAGCACTACCGGCACTGGATTTGATAACTGGGATATTGTGTTCAACATCCAGAACCTGATGGCGACAGATCCTTACAAGGCTAGACAGGAAGTCGTAAACAACTTTGGTACTAATCTGACACAACGCACTGCAAGCCAGCTTCTCAAGACCATCGATGGATCGGGTCCGTTGTCCACTGACCGTGCCAAGACATACCTCAAGTTCTTGAAGGCAAACCTCGGCCAGGTTGATGCGATTACCGGCAAGTTTACCGGCGCTGGCACTAAAGAGCTGGCGTCACGCGCACTACTTCAGTACGAGTTGCGAGTCACTGCCGGTGAAGATCCAGGCATTGTGGCTAAGAGTCTATTTGATATCTCCGATATCCAAGGTGTTGGTAGTGTTGCAGACGCTGATAATCAGATTGCTACTCTAAAAACGCAAGGCCAAA